GACATGAACTACGAGTTGACTGAGGTGATGGTGGAGTTTAGACCCGAACATGAGCGCATGTTGTGGTCCCTTCCAGCAACCGGTTCAGCGTTCAAAAAAGTGTATGATGACATCACTTTAGGGCGCCAAACATCTATGTTTGTACCTGCGGAAGATATGATTTTGCCTTACGGTACGACCGATATGGACACTTGCTACCGCATGACGCACGTGATGCGCAAGACTAAGAATGAAATTTTAAAATTGCAAAAGGCGGGTTTTTACCTAGATTTTGAATTACCTGACGCTACGCAGTTAAGAGATGAGATTCAAAAAGCCAAAGATCAAGAAACTGGATTCAACGATTTAAACGATGATCGTTATGTTATTTATGAAGTTCACGCTGACTTAGATTTAAAAGGCTATGAAGATGTAAACGACAAAGGTGAAGAAACTGGCATTGCACTTCCATATGTGGTAACCTTAATCAAAGGTAGTAATAACGTACTGTCCGTACGCCGCAACTGGAAGGAAGATGATGAAAACAGACTTAAGCGACAACACTTTGTCCACTACCAATACATCCCAGGATTTGGAGCCTATGGCTTCGGACTCTTCCATCTTATCGGTGGCTTCGCAAAATCCGCCACCTCGATTATGCGTCAACTGGTCGACGCAGGAACTTTATCTAACCTCCCCGGAGGACTTAAATCGCGTGGCCTTCGCATTAAAGGTGATGACACGCCCATTGCACCAGGAGAATTCCGCGACGTTGATATTGCGTCGGGTCCGCTAAGAGATAACATTTTACCGCTCCCATATAAGGAGCCTAGTGCAGTTTTAGCCGGATTATTAGACAAAATTGTCGAAGAGGGGCGTAGATTTGCCGCTACTGCAGATATGCAAATTAGCGACATGTCCAGCCAAGCACCTGTTGGCACAACGCTCGCTTTGTTAGAAAGACAACTTAAAGTTATGTCGGCTGTTCAAGCCCGCATGCACTACACATTCAAACAAGAATTAAAACTTCTTGCCGCGCTAATTAAAGAAGACACACCTGTTAACTACGAGTATGAGCCTGAGTACGGGTCTAAAACAGCTAAACAAGATGATTACGACAACGTAGACATTATCCCTGTCAGCGACCCCAATGCAGCGACTATGTCGCAACGTGTTGTTCAGTACCAAGCTGTGATTCAAATGGCACAGATGGCGCCTGATATTTACGATTTGCCAGAGTTGCACAGACGCATGCTTGAAGTAATGGGCATCAAGGGTGCGGACAAACTCGTACCTTTACCAGACGACATTAAGCCAAGCAATCCAGTATCTGAGAACATCTCCATACTTAAGATGGAGCCGGTTAAAGCGTTTGAGTATCAAGATCACGAGTCACATATTAAAGTGCACATGGCTGCTATGCAGGATCCACTGATTATGCAGTTGATAGGTCAGAATCCCAATGCACCTAAGATTCAAGGCGCGATGACGGCGCACATTGCTGAACACGTTGGTTTAGAGTACAAGAAACGTATTGAAGCGCAAATGGGCATGGCGATTCCTCCAAATGACGAAGACCACAAGATTTCTCCACAGGTCGAGTATCAGATGTCACAAGCCATGGCGCAAGCAGCTCAAGCGGTTCTTCAACAACATCAACAGCAGGCTCAACAACAGCAGGCTCAACAGCAACAACAAGATCCGATGTTTCAGTTACAACAGCAAGAATTGCAGATTCGTCAAAAAGAAGTTGACATTAAAGCGCAAGAAGTACAGGCTAAAGCAGCTCAGGCGCAGGCCAACACGCAGCTTAAAGCCGAGGAGTTTAAAGCACGTCAAGACATGGAAGGGCAGAAAATACAAGTTAACGCAATGGAGAAAGCGGGTCGTCTGCACATGGACGATAAACGCATCCAAGTTGACGCAATGCACAAGGCAGGAATGCTCCATACTGACAATAAGCGTATTCAAATTGACGCGCTCAACAAGGCTGGGCAATTCCAAGAAAAACGTAAAGATCGTGCGGCGGACTTGTACAAACACAAAAAAGGACTGGACCACTCTGGCTATGAGAGCGACGTCCAGCGTATGCACGAACAAGAGATGCAAGCTAATCAGCCTACCCCACAACCCAAGGAGAAACCAACTAAATGATAGTCAATTTCGCAGGCGCGCTGCGCAAACAATTACGCGACCAAATGAACAATTACGCTGACGACTTAGCAACAGGTCAGTGCACCACTTTTGATCAATATCAAAAACTTTGCGGGGTGATTTCGGGTCTAGCCATCGCAGAGGGTTTATTACTTGACCTGCTAGAAAAGGTAGAAAAACAAGATGAGTGAACTCATACTCCCTGAGCGGTTAAAGCTCAAACCAACGGTCGAGGTAATTGAACAAATTACCAAACCGCCAGAGAAAGACGAGGATAAAGCAACACTGCTTCCTAGCCCATCCGGGTATCGGTTGCTTTGTAGCGTACCCCAAGTTTCTAAAAAAATTGACGGTACTGAGCTAGACCTTGAGCGTCCAGACTTCTACGCCAAACAAGAAGAACATGCAACCACCGTGTTGTTTGTTTTAAAAGTTGGGCCAGATGCGTACGCAGACAAGAACAAGTTTCCTAGTGGACCTTGGTGTAAGGAAGGTGATTTCATTATGGTACGTACCTATGCAGGTACGCGTTTTAAGATTTACGGCAATGAATTCCGGTTCATCAATGATGATCAGGTTGACGGCGTTGTAGATGATCCCCGTGGCATAACCCGCGCATAAAGGAAAAACAATGGCAGAATTTAAAGGCGAGGAATTCAAATTTCCTGACGAAATTGAAGACAAGGGTAAACCCTTAGAGACAAACAATGACGACGATTTTGAAATTGAAGTTGTTGATGACACACCTCCTGCGGATCGTGGGCGCAGGCCACTAGACCGTGAGGTAGAGGACCCCACTGATGAAGAAATTAATCAGTACACCAAGGGTGCCCAAGAAAGAATTAAAGAACTCACCCATGCAAGGCACGACGAAAGACGTGCTAAAGAAGCTATGGCGCGAGAGAAAGCAGAGCTAGAAAGAATAGCTCAGCAAATGCTTGAGGAAAACAAACGCCTCAAACAATACGTCAACACGGGCACAGAGCAGTACACGGCTATGGCTAAAACTGCAGCGGAAGCAGAGCTTGATAAAGCCAGGCGTGACTACAAAGCAGCGCAAGAAGCATTTGACACAGATGCCATTATTGCTGCCCAGGAGGCGTTGACAGTTGCTAAACTTCGTTCAGAAGAAGCAAAAAATTTCAAAACGACCCCTTTACAAGAAGATAGAAATGATGTATATTCAGCTCCACAACAGGTCCAACAACCTTACCGCGATGAAAAGCTCTTGCGCTGGCAAGCCAAAAACCAGTGGTACGGTCAACCAGGATTCGAAGATATAACCAGTTACGCACTAGGACTGCATCAAAAACTAGTGAATTCGGGGGTAGACCCACGTACTGATCAGTACTATGAGGCCATTGATTCCCGCATCAAAAAGACCTTTCCAGATATGTTTGGACAGGCTACGGCAGAAACTACGCCGCCTGCTGATCCTCCAAAAAAGACGCCGTCTGTCACCGCACCTGCAAGTCGTTCTTCTGGAACAAAGAAGATACAACTGACTACGACCCAGCTTGCGCTGGCGAAGAAGTTCAAAATGGACCCCAAAGTGTATGCAGCTGAAGTTTTAAAATTGGAGAAATTAAATGGCTAATAGTAATACCCGTACCCCCCGTGACTTAGAAACACGCACACAAGAGGCTCGATATGTGTACACACCATCGAGTAAGTTGCCCGATCCAACACCCATACCAGGTATGTCTTTCCGCTGGATTGCTACCCATGTAATGAGTATTGCGGACCCCACCAATGTGTCTAGAAAACGCAGAGATGGCTGGGAGCCGGTCAAGGCAGCAGACCATCCAGAACTGATGTTGGAAGGAAACGCCAGCGGCAACGTGGAGATTGGAGGCCTCATGCTTTGCAAGATGCCAACAGAACGCGTTAAAGCCATGGACGAGTACTACCAAAACCAAAACAGAGCTCAGATGGATTCCGTAGACAACAATTTCTTGAAAAACCAAGACCCACGCATGGCGACTTTGTTCTCCGAAAGGCAGTCAACAAGCTCAAGAGGCGGAAGTTTTGGAGCTGGTATTAAATAAACTTAGGAGTTTTTAAATGGCATATCCTATCGTTCCTGCAGCTTACGGTCTAAAGCCTGTAAGCCTGTCTGGTGGTAGAGTGTTTTCTGGTTCTACCAGACTCATCCCTATCGCTTCTGGCTATGGCTACAACATGTTTGACGGCGATGTCGTTACAGCAAGTGGTGGTTCATTAGTCGTCACAACTCTTGGCGCGGCGTCTTCACCTGTTGCTGGTACTATCGGTGTTTTTGTTGGCGCTCAATACGTCAACTCAATGAGCCAGACAGTCCGTGCACAGTTCTATGCAGCTAACACAATCACTAACACAATCTATGGACCTAACAGTCTGCAAGGTTATGTTGTGGATGATCCTTATGCTGTATTCCAAGCAGCTGTGCTCACACAAGGTACATCTTCTGTATCTAACACACCCGGCGCTACTATCGGTTATGTAAACCCATCTTTCATTGGGTCTAACATGTACTTGGTAACTAACGGTTCTAACGGTGGTTCAGCTTCTGGTAATACTACAACTGGCGACTCAGCAATGGGCTTGACCGGTGGTGTTGTTACTTCTGGCACACAAGGTAACACACGTGTTACTTCTTCAGCACCTTTCCGTGTTGTTAACGTTGTTCCAGATACAGCAGTTACTGTTACTGCAGTTGGTTCTACATCTGGTTCCAGCACAACTCTTACTTTGACTGCCGCTAATACAGCGATCAGCCCCGGTATGCAGTTGATTGTTCCAGGTGTTACTGGCGCACTCGCAAGCAACTTCTTAACTGTAACTAACGTAAGCTCAACAACTGTTACTTTGTCTGCAGCAGTTACTATTGCAAGCGGTACAGCACTGTCTTTCGTCGGTTACCCAGAAGTTCAAGTACAGTGGAACTTCGGTTACCACGGTTACTTAAACGCAACAGCAGCTTAATCAAGGAGCACATAAATGGCTATTTCACGCGCACAACTATTGAAGGAATTGCTCCCAGGATTGAACGCACTGTTCGGACTTGAGTACGCAAGATACGGCGAAGAGCACAAAGAAATCTACGAAACAGAGACTTCTGAGCGTTCATTCGAAGAAGAGACAAAACTGTCAGGTTTCTCTGCAGCACCAGTCAAGAACGAGGGCTCAGCTCTTGCTTATGACAATGCTCAGGAAGCTTGGACAGCTCGCTACAACCACGAGACAATCGCTCTTGGCTTCTCAATCACCGAAGAGGCGATTGAAGATAACTTGTATGACTCTTTGTCAGCACGTTATACCAAGGCTCTTGCTCGCGCTATGGCTTACACCAAGCAGGTTAAAGCAGCTTCAGTTTTGAACAACGGTTATAACGCTGCCTACACTGGCGGTGACGGACAAGCTCTGTTCTCTACAGCTCACCCATTAGTCAATGGCGGTACAAACGCCAACACATTCACAACTCCTTCCGATTTGAACGAGACTTCCTTAGAAGCCGCCGTTATCCAGATCGCTGCTTGGACAGACGAGCGTGGACTTTTGATCGCTGCTAAGCCTAAGAAACTTATTGTTCCCCCATCATTAATGTTCGTTGCAACTCGTCTCCTCGAGACAGAATTGCGCGTTGGTACAAACAACAACGACATTAACGCGATCAAGAACAACGGAGCTATTCCTGAAGGCTACACCGTTAACCACTTCTTGACATCAACCAACACATGGTTCCTGACAACTGACGTGCCAAACGGTCTTAAGCACTTCGAGCGTATTCCACTACAAAATTCCATGGATGGTGATTTTGATACGGGGAACGTGCGTTACAAATCTAGAGAGCGTTACAGCTTCGGTTGGAGCGATCCATTAGGTATCTTTAGTTCATATTAAACTACTATTTAAAACTTTTAGTTTAATTAAAGGCCCCCACAAGGGGCCTTTTTTATTTCCCGTATCAAAGGCACAATCTAACAACTTAGAAAAACATTTGCAAATCCTCGTCCATTGTGGTACACTTGAGTCTTTCATAAGGAGTCAAGTATGTTTTATGTTTATGTGTATCGTGATCCAAGAGCTACCAAACATCAACAACCGGTCTACGTAGGTAAAGGGACAGGCGACAGAGATTTGTCCCATTGGTCTAGGGGGTCTCACAATAAGCCTTTGCAAGATTTTTTATCGCATCTTCGCGGTTTAAATTTAACACCAATATGTGATCGAGTTTTTGAGACCCCGGATGAGCAAGCAGCTTTTGTTAAAGAAATTGAACTTATAAAACTTTACGGACGCAGAGACTTAAAACAAGGTCCACTGTTTAATTTAACGGATGGTGGTGAAGGTCCGACAGGGCATGTTAGAACTGATGAACAAAAAGCCAACGATGGGCGTTTTACCAAAGAACATTGGCAAGATCCAGAATACCGCGCCAAAGTAGTAGCCGGGCAAATCAAAGCGCAAAACACTCCAGAAGCCCTTGAAACCAAGTCAGTTAACTCTAAAAAACTTTGGGCAGCCCAAGGTGACACCTTAGCTAAAAGCATCAAGGAAGCGCGTAATACAGAAGAATCTAAAGCTAAAACAAGCGCTCAAGCAAAAGCGCAGTGGGCTGACCCAGAATACGCGGCTAAACAAACCGCCAACAATAAAGAGATTGCTAACCGTGAAGAAGTCAAAGCTGCTAAGAAAGCTGCGGCTAAAGCGCTATGGGCTGACCCTGTGTGGAAAGCTAAAATGATGGAAGCAAGAAAAAAGAAAAAACTTGTTGACACACCCCAAAATTAGTGTATATTAGTGGCATCTGGGAATTCACTCTTGTTGCCACTGGCCCAGCAGACGATGCAACGATTAACAAGAGGCTTTTGCATAAGGACTAAAAATCATGGGACGCAGTACATTTGAAGGACCAATCATATCGGGCGACAACCGTTTTGGCGCTTTGCGCGATATTGGTTACACAGTTTTAGAGCAAGACTGCTACATTGATCTCTCCAACACTACTGTTGGTACTGCTGGTTACAGCGGTGGATCTGGTCAATTTGTTTGGGGTAACAACATCCCTAACTTGAACGGCACTGTTTATACTCCTTCTAGCACATACAGTGCTAACGGTCCAACGACTCAAACAATCCCTGCGGACGCGTCTACACAGGTGTATCGTGGCGTGGTAATGTATTTACCAATTAATAGCCAGATTCTCGACATCATTGTTGACTATCCTTTGGCAATTACTGGTGAGTCCGGCGCAACACTTTCTAACACAAGCGTGTTTGTTTCTAACGGCTATACAGCTGCAGCAGGCACACCTGCTTACGCAACAGCGGTTATTTCTTCAAGCACAGGCGTTGGAACTGCTGGTCGTTTGACAACAACATACACAGGTACTAACTTGTTGAACATGTTGGCTACTACTTCTGACATTCAGAATCCAACACTCGGTGCTAACCCATCGTTTTTGTCTCAGATAGTATTCACGTTGTCTATCACTGGTACAAGCGTTGCAGCTCCTACTGGCGGTAAGTTGAACTTTATTGTTCGCTACGCTCAGAATGACAACAACATTGGTACTTTGACAACTTACCCATACGGTAACTTAGATTAATCCCCTGGGGGCTTCGGCCCCCATTTCTTAATTTAAGGAGCTTAATATGGCAAACCAAAGCCCAAATGGTACTCCAAGTACCAATAACCAGTTCAATTCCATTACGCGTCAAGCGAGATACGAGCCTTTTGAGCTACAAGTTGCACGCGGTCAAATTTATGGTCATAGTGTTTTAAACATTTATGGTTATCAAACAGCGGTAGGTACATCGTTTGTGCCTGTGTGGGAAGGTAATACCTCCTATACTTT